TAGCCGGTAAGAGCACCCTCTTTCCTGGTTTGGAGAGCCAGGAAGAGAGCTATGGAGCTCAGATAGCCACTGGAGCCACCCCTCGCGGGGAAGTCCAAGCATCTGAAACTCCAACTTACCACCGTCACTCAACCGATATAGTTGAGAAGCAACTACCCCAAGCATATTAAAAGGCTTGGGCCCCAAAACGGGGACCGATTGGTACCTAGCACCGGACACTCCCTCCCAGCCATCTTTATTAGAGATGACGAAAAGGGATGTCTGACTCTCGTCCCAGTTGCTCTTCAAACCATCGGAATCACCAGCATGAGCTGGAACCCGAAGGTTCTGAACAATAGGTCGAGGTAAGGCTTGCAAGACACGAAGCCAGGGAGCAAACATTCGCGCGTCGCAGCCGAGATGGCCACAACGACGATGAGCAACCTGGCGAAGGCCATTAGCAAGTCTAAAGAGGGTTTGAACCTCGCTAAGTACTTCCTTTTGGAAGAACGGACGGACTTCGTAACCATTAAAGTAATCCTTACCGCAACTCTCGCGGAAAAGTCCTCGCTGAAAAGACTTCGACTCATTGAGAGTGAAGCCCGCCCAGCCGAGAACTTCCTCAGCGAGAGTGTAGGCGGCAACTGGGATTACGATATCGTCACCGTACACCAACACCGACGTGTCGATGCAAAGTTCCGTACACACTCCAATCATGAGACCCCAAAAAATCAAGGTCTCCAACTCGAATGTGAAACCATTCCCCATAGAGGAGAACTTCTCATAGCGTAACCATTTCCCATCATACCACCCAATCTTGGATCGGGTAATATCAAGACGGCTGAACCACCCATCCGGGAGGAGAAGCCGAACCAACTCAGTAGCAACTGTGTCGCTGGCTGAGCTAAGGTCAATGGTCGCAAGAGTACCAGTTAACGAGCCAAAGAGGGCCCCACGCTGATTAGGCGTTTGGTCATTAAGATCGATTCCAAAGCGAAATAACTTTCGTCGCATGATAGATCCAAGCCCAAGTTGGGCGAAGATATTCATCAGCGGTTCGACTGCTATCGAGCGATGGGTCACTGTGGTTTTTGGCACGAAAGCTACTCTGTTGCCGGGTGTAGGATCAAGTTCAGACGGCGAAACTATGGGCCAAAAGCCCTCTGTCTCAGAATCTGTAACTGATCGCGCCCACTGTGGCTGGCTCGTCACGAGCAGAGCCGCAACATCCCGAAAGTCAAAAGTGACCGACGGGCGGACCTGCAGCTTATCATAAAGAGACGTGAGTCCCTTGACCTCGGTGTGGTTAAACACACCGGGGCCAAACCGACAAGCGTAGAGCCATTCGCGAGCATCGGGAGAAGAGCCCAAACATTCCTTGATTTTTCCTATGGCTGTCGAAATGACACGCCTTATAGGGTCGCTTACCTTTTCAGGGGCGACAAGGAACGAACGGATTCTTCGATTGGTGCTCAAACACGCAGCCTCAGCAGCGAGGAATTTCTCTCTCGCTGCGGCCTCAGGATCTACACCCTCTATTACTAGAGGAGCCTTCTTCAGGAAGCAAACGGCTTGGTAGTCGTTGCTGAATCTGAAGGCGTGAGTGTAATCAAGAGGCGATATGCTTTTCCGAACTAACTGTTCGTACTCGCCATATCGAAGAAGAATCTCGCAAGAAAGCGAGACCGGCGTGTCGAGTGACTCATACAAGTCCTGCGCAACACGATACAGGAGGCTCGAAGGAGCTCTGTAAGCACTGAGCAACAAGCCCAAAGTGCCAGCGAGCGCTCTCCTGCGGTTACCCGCAAGAGGTCTTGCTCGTTGTCCATTGGAGGACATGAGACTAGTCCGCAGACCGGAGATTGAACAATTCTCCCTCAAACTGAGGGGTCTTGTTCGTCAGGCGAAACTGATTGGCTATCCACAGAGGAATAACCCACCAGGTTTCTCCTAGCTCCAGATCATGCTGATGAAGACGTCTCATCTCGAAGAGCGGCTGTCCGTTGTGGAAACCACAATGGTTAACCAGATAGGCGGGAACGCCATATCTGAAACAACCGCTCATCACCACTCCTACCATTACCAGGGGCACTTCACTATAGCTAGTGAAAGCTACTCCGAGCTGCTCGCAAAAGAGTTGAACGTCTTTTGTGGGGCCGAAGTAGGACCCGCGGCAAACATCTTCGTCGTAATCACTTACGACATAGACGTTCGCTACGAGTTGGGAACCTTCCTGAAGAGGAAAAGTTTCCCGGATACTGTCATCGCGATAGACATCCATATGTGCTCCATTGGTATCAAGTAGGAATAGCGCCGGTCTCGACCGCCGATTTGAGAATGGACTGAGCGATGGCCTCTTTGGCCCGCGCATACAATTCATCCGCTTCGGCAACCGTGATCTTCGCCGGACGCAGGAACTCCCATGTGAACGCAAGCGTTCCATCTAGCGCTCCCGTCGTCGCATTGACGACAGGACGCGTCAGTTTGCCCCCGATGCGGTAAACACCGGACGCCTTGTCCGCGGGAATCTTGCGACTCATCACGAGGCGAGACGTTCCAAGAATGCTCGTTGCGCCGGTTTCCGTCCACTCCACGCTATCCGGATTAACCGAATAGACGTTGAAGGTGACGTTCGACGCCGCGTTGTTCTTGAGGGTAGGATCGGCAGCTGCTGCCATTAAACACTCCTAAAGGAGGAAAGGAAGGACAAAACTGTCCCTAAACCCGCAAACTGCGGGACGTGGAGCCCTTGAGAAGAGCAAGAGAGGAAGTCAGCTTCTGAAAAGAAGCTGGCCCCTGAACTGGCACCCTCGGAAGCTCCGTTGGAGTGTAAGGTCGTCTAACGTATTCTCGAATTGACACGCCTGCTTGGAAGGACGAGTTATAATAGTTCCAGCTGCCATCTTCTCGGAAGGTGGACGGCTGGTTAACTGCATAAGATTCGTCTTTCTCAGTAGAGTGAAAACCCCGAGTGACACGCAGACCTTGTAGGGCAGTCATCGCCGTTAGCCAGTCTCCAACTGATATAAACCAGTCGAAGACGAAACTAAACGGGACTAGTTCCCAAAGCACCAGAGCAGGGTTGGTCAAGCCGAGCTGCTGTGCCTGTGTTGCGAATTGGTTCACAACTTCAATCCGCAAGCGGAGTTTCCCTTTCACCTGATAACTTACCGTTTGAGAGTAAGTACCGGGCGCTCCGCCACCGTAAGCATCGTACGTGCCAGCATCGGCACCTGTCTGATTGACAAGGTACTTTTGCGTCACGTAAAAGGCTGGCGGTCTGCCGCCAAAGACGTGCTGCTGGGCGAAGAGCTCAGCAGCGCCCTTCACATCCATAAGTAGGGGCATCCACCCATACTTATACTCAAGCCAGCTCTTATGAGCAGTCTTGGGACTGATGTGAAGATGGCGAGCGACGTCTCCGAAACGTCCCTTGCGAAGAGATCTGTACGCATCGACTAGCCGCTTAGCGGTATCGTAGATGTGATCAGAAGTTTTCTTCGCTTCGGCGTACATAACACCAAGGTTAACCTTGGTATCTGCAACCTGAACAAGGAGTTTTGTTTCCGCCTCGAGAGCGGCGAGATACCTTTTCTCTTCCAGAAGGAATTGATAAGGAGTGACATAGTTATCCCTTAAGGAAACTAAATTGTCACCAGTGCAGTAAGGACCGCTGCTAACAACGGTCTGAACTTCACCGTCATGTTTACTAGACCGAAAACACGAATCACGACTAACTTGGGATAAAACCCAGACTTCGTCTTGATAGGGTTGAACGGGCAGTTCGCGACGAGGCATATCACGGAACCCAGGAGTCCTCTCCCAACTTCTTATCGTCCACGAATAGCGATTATACCGATTAACGGTGGAATAGCGGTCCGGGACGAATTGATTGATGGTGATTGTCATGGGTATCCGGATATGACCATAGCCTCCTAAAAAGGAAGCTATAGAAGAGCGGAGTCCCCTGCTGGGAAAGCAGG